CACTATTAGCTGCTTCTTTACCATAAATTGTAAATGTTGCGCAAGTTACATAATCACACCGAATTATAAAGGGATCTTTGTTTTCTATGTTTTTTGGGATAGGATATCCCCCCCCCCCTTGAAAATGAGAGTATTCACCTACATGTTTTTCTAGATATGGAAAAATATGGTTAATGCGTTCACTAAATGTTTTTTTATCATCCATTCGAAATGCATCATCTTCCATTATTATGCAAAGTTTCTTAAATTCTGGATCAGTTTCCATATGTTTTCTTAAGATGTTGGCTACATTGTTGGCAACATCCTTCCATGCAACTAGTCCGTTCGAGTTTTTTTTTACCACCCAGCGTATAAGATTTAATGGAGTATCCTTGAATTCAGACACCATGTGATTCCACCGCGTCTGTTCTGTTTCTAGATTTATGACATATGCGTCCCACATGATATTTTATTATATAATATAATATGTATTATATAATATATTTCAAGCCAGCACGAAATTGGCAGAACTCCTTGTACGCCTTGTTTCACATCTCCTTGTTCATGCCGATCGATGTGGATGCAGCACAATAATACAAAGTGTGGCGTATACTTAAAACCCGGCATCACCTGTAAATATTTCTGGTTTTGTGTTTCCTAAAATAGCAGGCGTTTCATAAAATTGTTTTATGATATAATATCCTAAAATATAGCAAACGAAAACGAGGATTGCATCGCGAAGTGCGGTTTTCATTACACCGCTATTTCCTTCTCTGCCTTCTTCAGCTGATGGTTTTGAAATAAAGCGAAAGTCAATAAACTTTGCTAAAAGAAATATACAAGCGACTGCTGCGGCCGATATGTAAAGATTGCTATCCATATAATTGTTTATTTTGTTTATCCTATTCTAATCTATAAAGGAATAATCTATTACGTTTTTTTACGAATAACTTAAAAAGTAAAAAATAAAAAGTAAAAAATAAAAAGTAAAAAATAAAAAGCAAAAAATAAAAAGCAAAAAATAAAAAGTAAAACTAACTAATTATTTTTTACAGAATTAACAAAAATTAGATAAGATAATAATAATCCAAAAAAGTTCTTAGAAAATAGATCTATAATGTTATAAAGTGTATTTTTTATATAGTATGGCAAAAATCCTATAATTCCATATAAACTCCAAAAAAACAAAAAGTATAAAAATAATTTCAGTATAGTAGTATCTGTTTTGGTAGTAGTAGCATTGTCAATGGTGGCGAAAGAGTCATTTACTTTAACGTATTTATCATAAATCATATAGAAATAAACTACAAATGGAATAAATCCAATTAAAATACCCCATACTAAAGGAATCACGTTTGTTTCTCCCAAGTACCCAAAGAATAACATTAGTGCATTTAATATAACTATTGTAATAATAATAGCACTATTTTCTCGAAGTATACTAAAAATATCTACATTACTTTCTCCACTTCCTCTTACAAATATCATATAACACACCAATGATATTAACATAATAGGTGTGGTTATCGCCCAATCAATATAACGTTTTGGTGTTATGTTTACTACATTTTTTATATTATAAACCAACCATGCATAAAAAGACCCCTGAACAACTTGAACTATATTTTCTAAAATCAATAGCTGCTTTAAAATCATATATGCAGGAGGAACATTCATAAACATAGGAAAAAATTGGATAACTGCACTTATAACCTGAACTGCTACAGATACCTTAAGTGATAAGTGTAAGTATGTGTTTTTAAATATATTTTTTTCCATAGTTTATTGGCAAATAGCGTGCGGGATGTATATAATAGTATATAATAATATACTATTATATAGGATAAAATAATTATTCTATATAACTATGCACCTATATTTTAATATTAATACCCATTAATCATTGGAATTTCGTCTATCGTAAGTTCTACATCGCTATCGCCATTTCCATCATCTGTTCCTACACCCGAACCATTGTCACTATCTACTGGAAAAGGGTCAACGCTTAGTTCGACATTACCACCGATTTTTAGTTTTACATTTTCGCCATACTCATCATCATATTCGTCGTCAATATCATAATCATCATCATCGTTATAATCGTCATGTGAACTATCTTTGCTTTCATTAGGGGGTATTGGTATAACTTGATTATTATCCATATTAAAACTTACATTAGTATTTGTGTTGTCTGCAGTAGTGCTATCACTTGCGGCTCTAATCATTTCAAGTTTATCTTTTTCTTCTTTGGATAGTTTTTCGGACTCTTCGAAACTGGGGTTTGTCATACTACCTGCTGCGCCTATACCACTTCCGCCGTCACCACCTTGAATAATAGGCTCCTGAGAAATAATTTCATCTTTTTCATGAACTTCTAGTGCATCTTCTATTGTTTCGGTCATATATAATTTTAACAACTCTTCTACTGGAATATTCTCGCGAATCGTCTGAACTATACATTCGCGAATAAGAATCTCCAAGTCTCTTGCATTTTTCTGTAACTTTAATTGCGTGATTCCATTCTCAAATAAATACACGTTGGTGTAAATCTTTCTCGCTGCGTTAATATAGACCTTGTGAATAAAATCTTCTAAATTTGGAACATTGATGTTTACTTTCTTTTGTTTTGTGCCTACACGCATACACGACAACATCTTCAGTTGGTTAATATGAACACATGTTATAAGGTCAGGAATATATGAGCAATTGCTTTTCTCTTTAATTCGAACACACTCTTGTGAAATAATATTTGGATTCCACTTGGGAACTCTCGTCAAGAAATTCTGAAACGTCATTAAATATTTCGGTTTTTCATCGTTTTCGATGCATAACTTCCACGACTCATCGAAAATTGATTTTACGCCGTCAATAATACATGGTGTCAATAATGTAATTAGTCTTGAACAATACTCGTTTCTCGACTCTTGTAAACTGCTCAATGAAAAGTCATCCATTTTATTTTGTATCGGTTTGTATCGGTCAGTATTGCTTTACATAAACGAAATATTTTCTAAAGTCACATTGTTACGAAAAAGAAAAAAGTGTAAAATAAACAACATTAATAATTTTTCATTTCTAAATTCTTTTCGTATCTTGTTAAATGTAATCATAAAGTCATATTTTTGTTCTTCGCTAATCCGATGAGATGGCGACGTTTCTATATATTTAATAATGTCTAAACTATTATATCCTTTCTCATAGAACTTTGTGCACATCTCAATTAGTTCAACTAGCGTATAGACTTTATTTTCGGTATCATTACCGCCACAATCAAGTTCCCGTTTAAGATTTTCGAATTTATTTTTTGCAAGTTTATCAAGACCGAACGTTTCTTTAATTGCATATTTGTGTAAGTTTACTACTTTATTGTTTACGATAGGTTCAGGCACAAATATCTCACAAAAACGTGACAATATAGGTTTCAGTAATTTATACTTATCTTCTACGATAATAAAAAATCTTGTAGAATGGCTAAACAACTCAATACATCTTCGTAGCGCAGATTGTGCGTCTATGGTTAACTTATCAGCATTTGATAGTATAATCGTCTTAAATGTTTCGCCATCTTTTAGATTAATATTTGTTCGTGCAAATAGTTTCAACTCTTCACGAATAAATCGTATCCCTTTTCCGTGTGCACAATTCACTTCCATTACATAGTTTTTTATTGACTCTTTATTGTTTTTATAAATATCCTGTATAAATAATTTTACGATAGTTCTTTTACCACATCCTGATACACCATGAAAAATAATATTGGGGATTTTTTTAATTTCTATGAAATATTTTAATTTTTCGTGTATATCTGTGTGAATTTTTAATAAATGTGAGTTTTTTTTGATAGTATCATCATGTTGTTGTGTATTTTCTATCGATGTCATATGATTGTCTACCAACAATATAGTAGTAATAGTAATAGTGGTATAATAGTAAATAATTTTTATATTTAATATTAAATCAGGATTAATATTAAATATTCAGGATATTATGAAAACTACAACATAGCATACGCGTACTTTGTATCATGATCCACCATCCTATTTATTAATTCATCAAATGTTGTCTTCGGTTTCCAGCCTAAAATCGTGATGGCTTTGCTAGAATCCCCTTGTAATATATCCACCTCCGTCGGCCGATAATACTTGTCACTAATAAAAATCATTGCCTGGCCAGTTTTCGCATTATATCCCACCTCACTCAACCCACAGCCCTCCCATTTTATTTCAAACCCGCATCGCGCAAACGCTTTTTCAATCATTTCGCGAATCGTATGCGTTTCTCCCGTCGACAACACATAGTCGTCAGGTACATCATGTTGTAACATCATCCACATTCCCACTACATAGTCTTCTGCATTTCCAATATCACGCTTTGCGTCTATATTTCCCAAAACAATGCGGTCTGATTCACCCCTAATTATTTTACCCAGACCTAGTGTTATTTTTCGCTCCACAAAATTGTGACCGCGTCGTATCCCTCCATGGTTAAAAAGAATACCATTGCATGCAAACATTCCATAAGCTTCGCGATAATTTTTTACGATCCAATAGGAATACAATTTTGCAATTGCGTATGGGGAACGCGGATAAAATGGCGTGTTTTCATTTTGTGGGATATGTTCCGTGGCAGCTTTTCCGTATAGTTCGCTTGTTGATGCCTGATAAAATCGCACAACTTTTTCCAGGTTACTATTGCGGATCGCCTCTAGTAGTTTTAATGTTCCAAACGCGCACGTGTCGGCGGTATGTTCCGGCATTTCAAATGATATTTTGACATGCGATTGCGCGGCCAAGTTATATACCTCGAGACGTTGCATATTTACATACGTATTTTTAATATGGTTTAAAATCTTTTCTAAACACGAACTATCTGTCACATCGCCATAATGGAGTTTCAAGTTTTTTTCATTAAATATATGTTCAATACGCGAAGTATTCAATGTTGATGAACGGCGAATCAATCCATGAACGATATATTTTTTTGATAAAAGTAAATCTGCAAGGTATGAACCATCTTGACCAGTTATACCTGTAATAAATGCAATTTTTGACTCGTTACTACTCATGCCATTCGTGCTACTCATACTACTTATAAGATTATTAAAAATAATATCAATATGGTTTACTATTATTTTTAAGATATTTTTATATTATTTTTTATATTATTATTATTCAGTATAGTTTTTATATAGTGTATAGTGCATAGTGCATAGTGCGCATCAAGATAAATATGATGCATCAGATGAGGTTTTTACTAAATTAGAAGATAAAGATGATTGAACGTAGGTTGTAGAAGTTGGAGGTATAACTTGTCTTCCAGCACATCGCGTTTCTTTTCCTGAACCAAAAGGAGGAATATATACTGGCGCATGGGAATATACTTCTGGGTTATCATTGTTTTTTTTTATAAACAATCTTACTTCTTCGTGAAACGATGTCGATGGTGCATATAATGGATCCATACTCATAAGAGTGTTTGGTCCCGTCCCGGTTCCACCCGCTAACGCATTTGCATTCGTAACATCATCGGTTTGTTGTGAATTTATAATGTTTATTTCTACTTCATCGTTTTCTTTTGATGCCTTTGCATCGGCAATATTTTGTTGCTGTTTTTCAGTTAATTTATTAATAAAAAAATATAGCCCAACTCCTAAAAAAATAAAAATAAATATAATTAACGGGATAGATTCATTATTTTTAAAAAATGAAAAGGGTGACTTTGAACTAAAACTTTTCATAGTTTTTATGTATTCTTAATTCCGTGTTTTGTTTATCTTGATATAGTTATGTTATAATATATTATATTATTTTTTGTATTATATAATAAATATATAATATAAAAAATATAATTACTAAAAGTGCATCTGCATCTGCATATGCATCTGTAATATGTGTATTAAGAACATAACTCTTTTTCTACAAACTCAAGAAGTGGGCATAAATCTTTGGGATTTATTTTATTATTATTATTATTGGACGATGAAGCGCAGAATGTTTTGTCTATAAGGTCAAAAACAGGGCATAAATCTTTGGGATTGAATTTTACCTTGTTCTTGTTATTGGAACTGGAATTAGAATTAGAATAAGTAATATTAACTTTTTTTATATATTGTTGTACTTTTTCATCAAGTTCTTTGTAGAGTTTTTCATCAAGTTTTTCAATATATTTTTCTGTTGTTTTGCTTAAGTTCACAATATTGAATTTTGTTTTTTCATGTATGTGTTTTTCTCCTTTCTCTCCTTTCTCTTCCTTTTCATCTTGACAAAATGTATGGTTCAAAAGGGAGAGAAGTGAGCAAAGTTGAGGAGGAACAGAGTTAGTGGATGAACTTGTGTTACCGCATAATTCTATTTCTGCAAAATGAATAACCGGACATATTTCTTTCAAATCAATTTCGAATGCGTTTGCGTCTTTGTTTACGTGAGAAGAAACAGATAGTTCATTTTTAAATAGAGGTGGAATAGGTAAGAAAAAAGCACACGTAAGTGCTGGAAGAAGTGCAATTAAACAAAAATTTCTCATAATAGTGAAGTATTGAAGTATTGAAGTATTGAAGTATTATAATATATATAGATTAGATATTTTTATATATATATTATATTGAATTCGTTATATTGATTTTGTTATAATTTGTATTTTAATTTCACGGGAAAACATAGCTATGCAAACTCTGTGTATAAGGATTTTTACGGAATGCATCTAATATATTTGGCTGAATGCGCTCACAATTAATAGACTCATGGTAGTTTTGTGGCATTTTACTTAACTCACCGAATTGTTTTACGGATGGCGGCATTACGCCTAAACCCGAACCAGCACTTGCACCAGAAGTCCATGGACATATAATATTATTCTTATCAGGACGTCTTATGTTAATATTTTCACTATTATTAAACAACGCCAAATTACCAGCTGGTGTAAATTCTTTTTGAAATTTATTTGTATTGTTGTGCTGATTTCTTGCAGCCATATTTGATAGAAAACCTTGGTTTGTTGCACCTCCTGTTGTGCCAAAATATTCGGGTTCTGTAGTTTCGCGCTGAGTGTATACATCCTGTTGTTTAGAAACCAAATACCCTGTTCCTTCTGTAAGTGGTGCAACATTTAAGTGATTAAAATCCAACAAATTTTCAGTTGTTTCACGAATCGTAGTTGGCATTCGGTCAGCGGGATTATGTGCAACACCAATAGAACCGAGACCATTTTGGACATTTCCAGAAGGTCGAATCGTACCAAGGACATTTTCCTTACGAGAGGGGCGAACTGCTTCTAAAATTGGTGCAACCACTGCTTTAAGTGCGCCATTTATCGTAGTTCCTAAAAATAGTTTTGGTTTAGTAATGGATCGGTTCGTAGTCGACATTCGTGCTACACCCCGGTGATCCATCTTTGTAGGGTCGTTCTTTCCATTATAAGAAACATTTTCAATTTTCCCATTATCGTTCGTTGTACGTCTGGCAGGTTCATAAAATTCAGGCGCATATTGGTTTGTGCCATTTATATTTGAATCTGTGCCAAAATATTCAGAAGTTGTGCATATACGGCTTTGATCTTTCAGCATTTCTTCAGGACGTCCAGACTGCGCTTTTTCTAAACCAGTTGTAGTAAACCATCGATCAGGGGTGTTCAAGTAAAACTTATCAGGCAAGAATTTCTCAACACGACCATATGTCTTCGCATCAGGTGGCTGCTGTACATTCCATGCATAAGACGGACCTTGATGATTCTCTAAACTATATGTAAGCTTGGGATTGTTTGTAGTGCGTAGCTCGTCAACATTCCTGTCCACCCAAATATCACGTGCTTCCATGCCCGAGTTAAATCCGTTGCTTCCACATGAAGTGAAACCCTGGTTTAATCCTGGTGCAACTCTTATTTCTTCCCATGGTTTGACATTAGACATTTGCTTGCCTGCATTCATGCGAGATTTAATAAAGTCACTATTATTAGGCATACCATTGGGGTATTGCATATCTGCCTGAGGTGCAAATAAAGGCGCGCGTTCTTCTTTGCACATTTTTTGACTACCAGTTCCACTATAACTATCTAAAATAGACTCATGGGTATCTGCTCCATTAGTGCTTCCGCGAATTCTTGCGCCAAAAAAAGGAACCATATTATTGTGTTCAAAATTGTCAACACTGATTGGTTTTCCAGTTAGAGACATGACCCCTGACTGCGATGACGGATTCGCACCATTTACATTGGGGATTACATTGTTTGTATTATATGGATTGCCAAATTGCGTATTTTTTGACATAATGCGTTTATCTAACGTCGCGTTATAATATTTATCTGTTACTGCTGAACCAGAAGGGAATGCATTGGTATTACCTTTGATACTCATACTTACATTTGGATAAGTTTGATATTGGTTATTATTTGCATTTGGTAAATGATTTTGAGGATTGATTCTATCCTGTCCCATATTGGAAAAAGCCTCTTTTTTTGCTTGTTTCGCGGTGTTTGCATTATTCATCGTTTCACGATTAAGCATGTTACTATCTTGGTTTCTATCATTTTTTCCAGATAGTATTAATCCTGCTGCTGCTAATAAAGGTATTACTACTTCCATTTATGTCTTCTTATATATCTTGTTATATCTTGTTATATATGTTGTTATATATGTTTATATATATGTAATATATTTTTTACTATATATGTAATATATTTTTACTATATATTAAATATATATTTGATTAATTGCTGTTAAATAATCTACTTGTTGTGTCAATCGTATTATAACAAAAAAAAGACGGCTTTGGAATAAAATTATCTTTTTCTAAAATTCGAGTGCTAATATTATTTTGAAAAGATAAACATGTATTTTCTTGAGGGTTCAAAAATAGGTAGTCCCAATTTGGTTGTTCTAAATCTCTATACCACCATGCCGGATTTGTTACCCGTGACTGATCCGTGAAGGGGTTGCATGTTGGGTATTCCTTTGCATCACTCGATATGTTTGTATCTGTATAGTTATTTTGAGGATTGCAGTCACGTGTCAGTGTCCTATCAAGTCCAAATAATGAACTTTCCAAATTAGTTGTATTTGTCATCAAATTGGCGCCCCATTTTTGAAGACGTATCGATGGATCTATCATAAAACAAGGTTTATCACCATTCCCTGGAACATTTAACCTCCATTTCCCAGGATCGGTCGATTCTTGTTGTTGTTTTGTAATTCTACATGGGTCATCATGAAAACGTGTAAATGACATTATATTAATATAATACTATATAATAAAAAATAAATAAATTATACATAATATTGTAAAAAAAATTATATATAAAAATATATTTTACACTATAGTTACCACATTGCGTAGTCTAATCTAGTCTTAATCTTCTTCATCAGAAGGCGAAGATGATTGTTTACTTGCAGGTGCTGCAACCGAAATTGGTTTTATTTTTGAGAAATCTAATTTCGCACTAGGTTTACCGGACGCTGATGCAGTCGGCAACTTTGATAATTTCTTAGGGGGCATTGATTCTTCTTTTTTGCTTTCAGGTTTGCTTTCGGGTTTGCTGCTACTTTCTGGTTTTGACATAATTGAACTTTCTGTAGATTTCTTTTCAGACTTTCGAATATCACCTCCAAGTTGAGTCATAATTTGTTTATATGCCTGAATCGCATAGTCCGTCGCACCTTGCAAATATCCGGAAACACCAACGACTTCAATTGGGTTATGAAAGGCAATGCGAATAAGGCTATCAACCGAATGAGGGTGGGGTTTCCTAAATCCGCAAAATGACACACTTTTATCCCCAATGAAATTATTCTGATACAAGTAAAACTCAATCACTTTTCCAAGAGTATAGTCTTCGTTTTTAAGTGTAATATCAAAACCATTTTTCAGTGTTGTTTCTGAGGGGACGATTACAACATTTCCGTGTTCAAGGTCATACATGAAAGCTTCGCATTTTTTAATCATAATATCACATGCTTTTGTGAGTATTTCCATATTGTCAAAAACGCCTACACTTTCGACAACAAA